ATCTGCCTAATCTCGGCAACACCGCCAGTATAAGATCGCTCATTAACATGGTCTTACCCTTACTTTAATTGATCAAGGTCTCCCTGAAGTTCGTCCTCTTCGGAACCGCTTTCCATTTTCAGGAAACTAAAAACTTCCATTTCCGTCTTGAACGGCACAAGAGGTTCGCCTTTCTTCACCCAATTACCGTTTTCTCCGGCATACAAGACTTGTTTCTTCCGTCTGTCCACAGCGGCATAACCGGCATCAGAGTATTTTTCGACCGCAAAACCTTTCATTAAATCAGGTTTTTTACTCGCTTCTGCCATTTCTTTTTCAATCTTCTCCTGATCGTAAGGTTCATACATCGGCAGCTTCAGAAGATGGTCAATGTGACTCTGCTTTGTAATATCGCATACCGAAGTCGTCATTTCGCCCTTTTTGGAACCTGTAATGGGCATAAACAAATATTTCGTACTTTCCAAAATTACCGGTGTCGGGCCTTCTCTTTTAATCATGCAATGAATAAGCATCGTGCTTCTCCTCCTCGTTTTAAGATTTAAAAAAAGGGGCGAGGCGAACCCGCCCCCTTTGGTTTATTGAGGATTATTTTCTAATCCTGATCAATCAATGCACCGATACCGATAGTACCAGCCTTGCCTGTGCTCGCCTGTGTCGTAATATCGATGGCAATAATTCTGTCATGCAGTTTATCAACACCGACATTATTCATTAACGCCAACGTCAGAGCGTCAATTCTTCCGCCTGCCTGTCCAAGAGTCGAACCGGTGAGGATATTGCCGTAAACAATAACCGTCCCGTCGGCCAGAGTGACCGATCCACTAAGCAGAGCCGGAGCCGCGCCGGAATCAATTCCGGCTACAGTTGCCGACGCCAATGCCGCACCGTAATAACTGTTAAGAATCCCAACATTAAAAACAATATCTGCACCCTCGCTTAGATCATCACACTCGACATAAAGGCCGTGTAACCGATGGCCCGCCGGTAAAGGCATCAAAGCGAGAATTTTATTGTTGGCTGCTGTTACTTCGACCTGTGCCTTCGTCAACTCCATTGACCGGAAATCCACGCGAGCGCCGGGACAAGCGGTCTTTGGAGGTTTAGAATAAAGGTCGTCTGCTACTTGGGCTGTCTTAGCCATAATATTTTTCCTCCTTTAAAGGATTATTTTACTGCTTACGGTCTCTTCGCGGCCGTATCTATGGCCATTACGCCAAAATCGTTACCGTTGAAGGTAACTTTTTTGAATCCCCAAATGGTGTGGGTAGTAATAATGACCTTGTTACCATTGTCGCGTTCTTCCTCGTGCCAACCGAACCGCAAATCCTGTCCGGGAGAACCAAAGGCAATTACACCGGCCTGCATACCCAGGAAAAGACCGCGGGACGCTTCAACCGCACCGGTACCGTAATCGGTAAACCGTATTACATTCGGGTGAGACTGAAGAACTACGCCGTTCCACATACCGATACCGCCCTGCAGAAAGGGAGAATTCTTTCCGGCCGATATTGCCAGAGCCTTTTGGATGTCCGCCCAATCGTTAGTGGTTGTGTTTCTGCGGAGATCAAACTTCTGATAAGGGTCTATGACCATCAGAAATACTTCTTCGCCGTCAACCTCGCACTTCTGGATCTGAGGAATGGCCGAATAAGCCGCTCCGCCTCCGCCCATCATTTCGGCGTAAGCTACCGCGCGATCAATGGGAAGAGTGGACATCTTGTCGGATGCTGTTACCGTACCCTTGGTTGTCGCTGTTCCACCATAAACGATATGGTTGGAATCAGGAGCCGTAAGACTGTTGTTGGCAAATCCTGAATACGTGGTCGGGAATACAAATTCAGTATTCGTTCCACGGGAACCGGCGAGATACATCATGATGATCTCGTCAAATACACGCGCCCACCAGTCAACGCTGCGGGCTTTTGCTATCTTGCGGAGATCGTGCAGTGTCCTCTTGCGTGTCATGCGTCCGCCGCAATCGGCGCCACCACGCATCTGATCGATGTAAACCTGATCAGTGTAGAAGGACAAACCTTCCTCTTTTCCGTGTAACTCTGCATCACCTTCGACCGGCTGCATATTTAACTGCATACTCAAATCGTAAGTGATCTGTTCGCCGGCATCACTTTCCAAATCAGTGATCTGCCAGATAGGACGAGTAGGGACTTCACCCTTACCCATGAACTTCCGGGTCCAGTAACCTTTTCGCCCAACGTCCACCGCTAGATTCCCGGAGTATCTTTTGACGGCCTTGGAGTCGTTGAGACCAATAATTGTCTGCGACATACTAACACCTCCATTTAGTTTTTAGACCGTCCTGGGTCGGGATTAGGGTTTGCTACCCTAGACTTTTCTGCCGAAAGTGCTTAATTGGTATAGACTTATCGGCAGTTATCTTTAAAACCACACTGCGCCCTGCCTTATCTGTTACGAAAACAGAAATACGTTGAGGTTTTGGGGAGGCAGGAACCTCAAAAACCAATTCATCGGTAGTTTTTAGAACCTTCATCAGTGCCATAATTACACGCGAGCTAAATACGCTTCCCTTACCTCTGGTTTCATTCTTTCGAGGGCTTGTTCGTAAGCCTCGCCTGTTAATTTATCGATCTGCGCGAATGTATCATCCACACCATCGTTGTTCGCTCCCGCATTGGGAACGTCTCCCAAAGTTTTATGATCCGGAAGTGCCGCGGCAGGTTTACTGCCCTTCTTTTCAGCAGGTTTTTTCTCTGCAGGTTTGATTCCTAAAGCCTCTTTAACCGCTTTGTCTGCCTTAACTAATAACTGCATCCCCGATAAATTTGCGTTCTGCGGATCTTTTGAAAGAGTCGCCACCATCTCTTTCAATGCACCAAATACGGCATTTCTTTTCATCTTCTCCGCCGGAGGATCTTCTGGTTTTGGTAATTGATACTCTGGCTTATTGCTGATGAAAAACAGTTGTTCTTTTTCCCATAACAACGTGTCTTCTTTGGCTTTATGTTCCGTTTTGGCAGTTTCATTAAGCGTAATATTGTGTTTTATGATCTGCCTGTTAAGTTTGTCACGTTCGGCGTCATATTCCCTCTGAGTAATATCCCCTAAGTCAAATTTCTCGCTGAGAGCGTTAAGTTCCGTCTGAATTGCTTCTGGAATTTCCTCTTCCAGTTCCTTGAATTCGGGAAGTTCCTCGGCTGTCAACGCAGGATGGAAGTTCAGCAAGGCTTCGTCTGTTACTTCGTCGCCCCCTTCTCCCCCGTCTTGATTCTTTTTCTCTTCGGTTTCGATGGCGATAACTTCATCAACTGTTTTATTCAGTTCTTTTGCCTTCGCCTCTAACCGTGTCTGTTCCGCTGCGGTTGCTTCTGCGTCGATTTCTTCCTGAGTTTTCCCTTCTCCGGCAATCGCTTCGAGATTATTTTTCTCATCGTCGCCAAGTTCTTCCGCTTCTTCACCTTCAGGCTCCTTGATACTTTCAAGAATCCCCTCGCGTTCTGTTGCTGACAGGTCGCTCCATTCTTCTTGAGTGTATCCATCCGGCGGCGTCTCGTTATTGTTTTCGATAACGATTTTGTCGGTCTCTATTTCGCCAGCTTGATCCTTAGCCATCCTATTAACCCTCCCTTATAAATTCGTATTTTAAAGCGTTACCGTTGCCAGCGAACCATCAGCCAAACCACAATATAAAACCCCGGAATAGATGGACATTGACTTGATTTTACTGCCGAGATTTGTCAATGTGCTCACTACCTGAGTTGCTATGGTGTAACGAATGATTTCGCCTTTATTTGTTCCGAGGTAAACGTAAATTCCATCCGTCTCGCTCGCTGTCACCTTTCCGTCAAGAATCTTAACCACTGCTACTGTTGCCATAACCTGATACCTCCTTTTTTATTAAAGAGTCATGCCGACTCTATTCTCACCATTTCTTTGGTGGTTTAAATCATCTCCATAACTGCCCGGCATATTCTTTCGGGCGTAATCAGGCGCATACAATCAGCACCTTGTTTATCGTGGCATTGACATGAGCCCGGGACGTCCCAACAAGGCACACACGCCAGTTTACCTTTGGGGTAAATCGTTCTCACGGTCGGATAATAGGTAGTTCTGGTTCTCGGATCGATGTTACCGAATAATCCCAGGCACTTCTTTTTCAGGGCGGCAGCTATATGAAGGGCGCCGGTATCCGGAGTAATGACCAGATCGGTAATGGAAGTAAGGGAGATTAGATCAGCCTCGGTTGTTTTATCCAAAAGGTTAAGGATGTTATCGTTATTCAGTTCCGCGAGACTTTTATTCCAATGTTCGGTTTTGCCCATAATGATTATCGTTGCGTCTAACCGGCGAATCAGTTTGTGTATCAAGGGATAGACGTACTCAGGCGGCATAACTCTTACGGGCGATTTGCTTGTTGGATTCAGACCGATAACAGGGCCCGATCTCGTCGGCAACATAGCCTTGAACTTCTTCCGGCTTTCATTATCGACCGGAACATTAAAATACTTTCTGGTCGAATTAACGCCGCAAAGCCTATCGAAGTTGTCGGATCGGTCTTTTGATACATAATCAACCCAGGGCAATGATCCCGGGCCGATGTTGGAAGGTTCCACAGCGTAACGAAGATCAATAACTTCATCAAAGGAATACCTGTTAAGGTCGTCAATCTGGATGCAATAATCAACGCCTTTCAGCTTACTCATTACTTTGATGTATTGCGGCAACGTCGCTAAGGTAATTTTCTTGTCGGGGTATTTCATCTTTCGTTTTACAAGAGTCGAGGAAAGGATAACGAGATCACCTATGCCACCCATACGGATAAAACAGGTTCCGCCTATCTTCCGTACTTGATTGTCTTTCTCCATGATTTTGATATTTACGATGCCCTTGCCCTGAACAATCTTTTCGGTGGGCAGGCAAACCAACATCTTGCTTTTAACGTCCGGGCCGAAGAATGCCCGTCCCATCTTATCGGAAAAAACCAACTCTTTGCCTGTGTTGAGACTTTGCAAAACAAACACTTTCGCTCCTCCTATTCAGTGCCTAAATCGATCATGTGCTGAGCTTCTTCCTTCTTCTGTTTGCTTTCGTCGAGTTTCTGCTTTGCCAATGCTTTAACCGCTTTCATGCGTTCCGGATCTGCTTTGACGGCATCCGCCCGTGCGATAGCTCTTAAATCTTCTTCCACTTCCCAATCTTTATTATCCACGCAACAAGGCCCTGTGATCCTGTTTCTCTTTTTCTTCTTTTCATATCCCATGACTAAATCCCTCCCTTTTTCCTAAGCACCAAATCAAAACAGTAATCATCAATGAGCTTTACCTCATGGACGACTTGATACATTCCGTTAAGATGTTCGCTCAGTACGTTCTTCAGGAATTCGAGCCCAAAATCAGGAACGCTATGAGCCTCATTATGGTTTTGTCCCGTTCTCCGGCAGTGCTCGGCATAAACAACCTCATCCGGTCCATACAAAACGAGATATCCCCCAGGCTTAACTACGCGAAGCCATTCTTTCAAAATAATCGGGGTTTCTTCCG